GCGCGGATGTATGGCTCCATGCCCGTGGCCGACAAGATCAAGTATTGCGAGCGCGGGCTTGATGGGACTGTTGAAGCACGCATTAAGTTTGTGAAGCACGAGCTCGAGACGATGGACAAGGACGACTGGCGCTATGAGGGGAAACTGCATTACGTCACCGTGATGCCTGATGTGGTGGCGTGGACGCGAGCCGAACACTCACGACTCCTCGCCTTGCGGGACAGTGCCCGACTCCCGAGACGGCGCACGACGAAACCCTAGTGCCGCCAACGCGGGCAACACCACGCCGGCCTGGCGTGCCCGTGCCAGCCCTGACCCCCCTGATGAGGCGAGAATCTCAAGCATTCTGGCCTCATCGGGGCGCTCTCGCCGGACGCGTGGCATATCGTATGTTTCCAGCAACCTCGTCGCCCATGTCTTAATCTCGGGGTCCATACGCCGTTGGTCGGCGAGCGAGAGGTCCGACCAGTCCGACACGTCTCCCACCATCCGACGCACGCGCTCACCTGAGTCTTTTGGTGCGCCCTGCGAGATTTCACGGTAGCCGTCTTTCGCCATGTTCTGTCCTGTTTCCATACGTGGCGCGGCCCACTGCCCCTTCGCGTTCTCGGTCCCGAGATGCCGCGTCGCAAGCTGGCGAACGGACGCCTCCTCGGATGACGACATCACCATCGGATTAAACTGATCGTCTAATCGCAACACGCGGACGGATCGGCCGCTATGGACTGGGGTGAAACTCCCCGCCACATTCAGCGCCCGCAGATCCGCCGCGAAGGCTGATATCGCGTTCGCCGGAATGTCACGTTGCGCGTAGATCGTGGCCGCATTATGTTGTGCGCGTGGCATCCGCGGGTTAATCACGACGTGAGAGGTAGCGGATTGTCCCGTGCCACCCGCGACAATGTCCCGTGCCGTTCGTAACTTCCGCTCGTCTCCAACCGGAAGGCCGCCCCCACGCACCTCTCGCCCCCTGACGCCATACGATGCCAGCGGGTTCTCTTGCACCTGGCCCGCGTCATCGACCCACGAACCCAATCCTCTTGATCTCGATCCCGTGCCGCCTCCAAGGGCCGCGTCCAGTATCCCTTGTTGTTCGCGCAGGGTCTCTCCTGCTCCAGCGATACGAGGAGACCGATACACGCGCTGCCCCGGCGTGGTGTCACCGTGAGGCAGCAGTGACGACCACTGCCTGTCTGTGACGGCTTCAGTCGGCATCACTGCCGCGAGTTCTCCCGCGGGCACCCGTGGCGTCTCTACCGCCGTATCGGTTAGTCGCATGGCACGCAGCTCGTCCAGTGTGTCAGCCACGCGCAGGAGATGACGCTGATCCGTGTCGCTCATGGTAATAGCGTCCGTGGCCGCCCGTGGCGTGGGGGTCAATGACGCGACCCGTGACGACAGATCCGTGTCGCGACTCAGAATTGAGGAGAACTCAGGATCTCGCAACAGTGTCGCAAAGTCCGGCGTCCCAGCGACGACCTCATCAGTCAGGAGGCCACGTCGCAGCACTTCTCTCGCGGAGATGCCTTCCACTGACGCCCGCTCATACAGCGCCATCGCGGTTGACCACGCCATCTCTTGCGCTTCGGCGCCTTCGACGCCAACCTTCTTCGCGGCTTCTCGCATCCTGGCAACGCCGGCCAGGTAGGAGGTCGTGGCCCCGGCATCACCGGTCGCGAGACGCGCCGGTGCGTTTTCCTTGGTCAAGCTCCCGCTCCAGAGCTTTTGGTCGGCGCCCATGAGGTTCCCCATCCACGCATCCAGCACCATCGCCTCGTTGTGGTCCATCGATCCGACACGGGTCTCTAATGCGCGCTCTCGCAACGCCAGCCAGAACTGGTCGATCTTTGGGCCTGAGATAGACTGCCCCCCTTGCAGCACGCGCACCGTGTTGGGCGTCCACGCAGTAAGGACGCTCTTCTCGGTGCCCCCCTGAACACTACGCGCCATGATGTCCTTGATCGCCTTCTCCGTTGTGGGTCGGCCAGCAGCGCGCCAGTTCACAAACGTATTCAGCGCGTTCGTCATGTTGCTCTCGACGCTGGTCTGCGGCGACATCGACGCCAACACGCCCGTGAACATATCGGCATCATCACCGAATATATCCGTCAGCGCCTGGCGACTATTCGCATACCATCCACGCTTTGGGGCGCCTCGCCGAATAGCCGCTGCAAGGTAGTCGGCGTCCGGCAACTGGTTGTATGTGTCCACAAAGCGTTGAACCCCGCCGGCTGACCGAGTCAGCGGTTCTATTTCCGATGGCAACAACATCGACAATGGACGCGTGGCTCCGGGCGTATTTCCCACTCCTCGCCGGAAGAGGTTCCAGTTCTTCGCCGGCAGCACCTCTTGCACTGATCGCAATGCCGCGGGGATGAGCTTGTCCGCCGCCGTCGCCGCCTTGACCGTCCGGCCTACTGCACGCCCGGTGCCCATGGCCATTCCCAGGAGGCCCGTAGCCGCGGAGGCGCCAGGAAAGACCAGGTCCTCGGGTCCAAACAGGAGATCCGCCATGGTGGCGGTGCGCTGCAACCCCGGCCCAGCGCCACGCGCTTCCACTGTGGACCGCCACGTCGGCGGGTTATGCACCAGGTCAGGAATGTCTGGATCTGTCTCGCCAGTCGCCAGGTCATACAGCACCCCGCCCGTCGCGGGGAGCGCCCCGGTCACGGCCTCGAGGACCCCCATCGGGCCTTGGAGACGCGGGTCGGTCGGCAACCCCTGCTCGCGCAGCCTGTCCTGCATAGCCGGCGAATAGGGGTTCTCCCCGGCCGGCTGATTCAGCCGGTTCCAGACCGGGACGGCAGCATGCTCCACAACGTCACGTCCGAGACTACGAAAGGTGGGGTGAGCAGGCTCCGATTGCTGAATCGGCTTGCCCGTCCACAAGCTGTAGGAACGAGGGAGCAACGACACGACCCCCTCGCGTCCCGCTTGGCCGGCACGCGTCAGCGACACATCGGACTCGAACGAACTGGGCGGGGGTGGGGCCTCGGGCTGCACGCGCACGTCGGCGGTTTGCCACGGCTCCAGCCCCGGCGCCTGTTCCAGTCGTCGCAGCACGGCCTGGACCTCCGGGTCATCGCGGTCGAGCCGGCGGTCGTTCACGGCCTGGAGCAGCTCCCGGTCGTAGGCCGAGAGTTGCAAGCGCGGCCGTCTGCGTGGTGGTGGCATTACTACCCTCTCGCTAGTATCGCCTCATGAGACCAGGATGTGGATTACTGGGCAGATTGCGGATAATGCGTGGCCATCTATCTATCCGGCTCTGACTAGGAATCGAATAATAGTACCCACCAGGGCCTTTTTCTATTTCATATCCACGGTCTTTTTCGCCCTGCACTCCCAACCCGTAGGTCTCGTGTCCTCGACCTTTCAGGACCAAATAGACATCATCTCCGTAGAGTGCCCGAACTTCAGACTCCAATTGTGGCCCGAGCAATTCAATCCTCTCGGTCACGGTGCCCGAGTGTTTCAGATAGTCCTGCTCATCCTCATGATACACCCAGGATTGGTTGGCATTCGTCGGTTGTGGCGGACCAATATGGGGAGGCTTCGTTTCATCCCTTAAGGGCCTCTCCGCATTCAATTGGTCGCCAATTTTCTCGAAGTAGCCATCCGATTCTGGGTCGAACACTTTATATGCGCGTCCTGACGGGGCTTCCTGGAGACTTACGTCAGGACCACTCCCGACAATGTCCGACATCCGACCTTGATACGGTATTTGCCCTGGCATCACTCAACCTTGTCAGGGGGCGTCAGTTCAATCGCGAGAATGGATGCGCGCTCATCTTGATCCGCAGACTGGGACGAGGCTGATTCTTTCTGGAGCCCGTCGATGACGGCCATCTCCTCGCGGTGCTGGTGCTCGGTCACGTCGTGCATCATCTTGGTCGCACTCGACTGCTCGGATTCCGCGAGTCGCGTATCCGATTTCAGCCGCGCCTCGGCCTCATCGGCTTTGATTTTCATGGCCGTGATGGTCAATTCGGTCTCGTTCCGCATCCGTTCGATCTCAATCCGCATCTTTTCAATGTCGAGTTTGGCCTGATTGTCCATTTGGCTCTGCGCGGTCTGGGCTTGGAGTTTTTGGGCGTCGGTCGCGAGCAGTTGGGTCTTCTCGTCCAGTGCCTTCGTGAGTTGCTCGACCATCTGCCCCGACTCTTGGATCTGCTGCTGGAGCATCTGGGGGTCGGGACCATCGTCCTGGTCTTGGAGCGGCGGCGGCAGCATCTTCTTAACGCGCTCGGCGGCTTCCAGATGGCCCGGAAAATCACGAAACTTGAGGTAGATGTCTCCCAGCAGTGGGAACAGCGCCGGGTTGGCCTGAAACAATTGGCCCATCTCGT